CGCCAAGAGCATTCAAAATGCAGCAGAAGGTAGCACTGATATTCAATCAATCAATGAACAAATAGCAGAAAACAAGCTAATTGTTGAGTTTTTAGAGCAAGTTCAAAAGAACTTCTTCTCAGCATCTCATGATGTCCGCAACATTGTTGACATCATGAAGCTTGAACAGCTATGAATGTTTTGTTTGATGTTGTCAACAAGGACTGCAAAATAATCTGCAATGATGCAACGGTTTTCGAAAAAATTCGCAATGAATTTAGTACTGAAAACAAAGCTAAAAAATTTGCGCGCAACAAGCAGTTTATTCCAAGCAAACTTTATGCAATAACACCAACTGGCATATTTGAACCAGGGTTGGCACATGACATTGAACAGGCAATTGTGGCCAAGCAGCTTGCGAGCAGCATACAGTGGTCCAAGCCATTTGAAGCAATTGGCAAGCCTGCATGCAGTGCAAAATTATACAATGACTTTGCCATCTCATTGAGAGATTACCAACAACAGGCAGTAGAAAAATGCATACAAATGGGCAGAGGCATTTGCTTGTTAGCAACAGGTGCAGGTAAAACTCTGATCATGGCTTCGCTAGCAGCTAGCTTTTTCAATGATGCATCTTTCAAGTGCTTGATACTTGTTCCTGATCCTGGACTTGCTGTGCAAACATGCAATGATTTTAAACAATACAATGTTCCTTTCAAAGTTTGTGCATGGACAGGTCAACACAAGCTTGATGCATCTGCGCATGTAATTATTGCAAATCATGACATTGTTCTCAATAGATTTGATGAAAATGAGTGGGTGGAGTATGTGGATATACTCATTGCAGATGAAGTTCATACAATAAAAAAGAGCAACAAGATTAATAAAATTGTCAGCAAAATAAAAACCAATCACAAATTTGGATTTACAGGCACATTACCAACGGAGCCATCAGACAAATGGAATGTAATTGGTAAATTTGGAAAAATTTTAATACAAAAGAGCAGTCACGAGTTGCGAGAACAATCATTTTTGACAAATGTCGATGTAAAAATTTTAAAGCTTACGTACGCTACACTACCACCCAAACCAACTGTTACAAAAGACAAAAGGGGCAACAAGCTTACAACAGCAGTTTACAGAGCTGAGTTGGATTTTATTTACAATTCACATTTTCGTAACAAGATTATACAACAGATTTGCAATGGGTTCAACAACAATGTTTTGATATTGGTAAATCATTTGCCACATGGTGATGCTTTGTACAATCATTTGAAACAAACCTGCACCAACAAGTGCGTTGAATACATCAAGGGCGAAGTTGAAATTGATGATAGAGAAACAGTCAAGCAGCAGATGGAGAGCACTAACAACATGGTTGTGGTGGCAATGAGTTCTATTTTTTCAACAGGCATCAACATTAAAAATATACACATGATTATTTTTGCTGCAGGTGGCAAGAGTTTTATTCGTGTTGTGCAGAGCATTGGACGTGGGTTGAGAAAGAATGAAAACAAACAAAAACTCAACATCATTGATTTGTGCGACAATCTCAAATACGGCATTGAACACTCCAAGCAGCGTCAAAAAATATATGAACAAGAGAAAATTCAATGCAACACAACAACGTTCATTGAAAAGTAAAAACAATAAACTATAATTATAATAATATGTCAACAGAAAAGAGACAAACATCGACCATACCTAAAGAGCAATTTTACGTGGATCCAGATGTACTGCGCAAGCAAATAGAGCAGTTTTATAAAGATGATATTTGCACCAACGATCTTGGAAACAGTTTGAATAAAATTGCTGAAGGCTTGAGCCATTCTCCAAGTTTTCATAACTACACTTATAGAGATGAAATGGTGGGTGATGCCTTGGTGAAAATGTATAGTGCACTCAAATTTAAAAAGTTCAACATAAGCAGTGAGACTAATCCATTCTCTTATTTTACAACCATTGCATTTCATGCATTCATTAACCGCATTAAAAAGGAAAAAAAGCACCACGAGGCCTTGGAGGAATACAAGGCCGAATGTTATGAAAGGTTGTTAACGGCTGGTGAGATTCATGATGAAAATTACAACATCTATACCAGACCATGTGATGATGAAGATGAATACTTTAATGAATAATCGTGTAGCTATTTTTAGTGATTTGCACATGGGTGTGCATTGCAATTCACCAACATGGCACAACACATCAAAGCAATGGGCCAAGTGGTTCGCAAATGAGCTCAAATCTCACAACATAACTGATGTAATTTTTTGTGGTGATTTTTTTCATGACAGAGACTTTGTATCAGTTGATACTATGCAAGCAGCTTGTGATGTATTGCAAGAGCTCACTGAATTCAATCTGCATATGTTTCCAGGCAATCATGATTGCTTTTACAAACAACATGCTGGCATCAACTCCCTGTCAATTCTACAAGGGTGGAAAAACATCACCATTTATCACAAGCCTCAAAGCATAACAACATCTGGTGGTTACAAATTTATGATGTGTCCTTGGGGCACGACACTGGAAGATATTGAGCAGTGTGATGCAGTGTTTGGTCATTTTGAAATACAAACATTCAAGATGAATACTTTTAAGCTCTGCGACCATGGTCTGACCATTAGGAAGCTGCTGGAAAAATCTTCGTTGGTATTCTCAGGTCATTTTCACTTTCGCGAAGAAAGATTGTTTGAGATTGGTAAAATCATTTATGTTGGAAATCCATTCCAAATGGATATGAATGATTCAGGCAACAGCAAAGGTTATTATATTTTTGATGCTAGCAGCAAGAGCATTGATTTTTACGAAAACAAAATTTCGCCATTGTTGTTTAAATATAAGCTATCACAAATTAAAAATAATGCAGCAGGCGAGGAAGAGCTTAGCAACATTACTAACAACATTATTCAATTTGTAATTGATGAGCAATTGCCTGAGCAGGAACTTGAAGAGCTCAAAGCTAAAATTAAACTTTGCAAACCACTTGAAATAGAATTTATCGATGATATTTCAGTAAGCATTGGCAATCAAAAAACAGCAATGAGTTCAGATGGCGTTGATATTGAGCAAGCGCTCATTGAATTCATTGATTTAATGGAATACACCAACAAGCATGAGTTGCAGGAATATGCGCTCAACATTTTTAGAAAGTACAAATGAAGCAAGTCAACTTTAAAAAAATTTCCATAACAAATTTCCTTTCCATTGGCAAGGAGCCTGTCACAATTGAGTTTGAGGCTGGTACCAACATCATTACTGGTGTCAACAAAGATATGATGGATAGACGCAATGGTGTAGGCAAATCAACAATTGCTGATGCACTCTATTTTGCTATTTTTGGTACTACCATGCGTGAGCTCAAAAAAGATCTCATCATCAACAATTATACAAATGCAACGTGTGGTGTAGAATTGCTATTTGATGTAATTGATGTTAATAGCAGCAATGAGTATAAGGTTATACGCACACTCAATCCTAGCAAATGCTTTTTGTTCAAAAACAATGAAGACATCACTAGAGATTCCATTGTCAATACAACACAATGCATTTGCGACTTGATTGATGCAAGCCCCAGCATTTTTAAAAACTGTGTTATTATGACGCTTAGCGAGACTGTACCATTCATGGCGCAGAGCAAAATTGATAAGCGCAAATTCATTGAAAATATTTTCAACTTGCAAGTGTTTAGCAAAATGCTTGCTCATGTTAGAGAAGAACACATTGAATGCAAAAAGAAATATGAAATGGAGTTGTTTAAGTATAATGAAATTTCTGCCAATATAAAGAAATTGCAAGAGCAGCGCCAGGCCATAATAAAAGAAAGACTCAGCAAAGTTGCACAGTTAACGGAGCGAAAGTTAAAAAGTAGTGATGAACTGGCACAGCTTCATCAGCAGCTTGAAACTCTACCTACAATTAATTACGAGCAAATAACAGAAACTATTCAAGAGTTAGAAACATGCAAAAACAAATGTCAGGAAAAAATTGATGATTTGTTGCAAAAAATTGCTGTTGGAGAAATACAGATTAAAAATCTAAAAGAACGCTTTAACAATGCAGGCACAAACAATGATGTGTGTCCTACATGCCTTCGAGCCATGGATGCAACAGATGTTAAACACATTGAAGCTGAGAAGCATAAATTGACAGCCTCAATTAATGAACTAAAACAGATGCATGATGTTGATAAAAAAGAATTGGATCAGCAAAAAACCAACAAAGATTCAATCAAGCATTTTATTAGCAAGTACAATGCAAAAATAAATCAAGGCAAGGTCAATGATGCACAACGCAACAGCATCAACAAAGAGATAAATTTGTTGCAGGAGTGGGTGAGAGATGTTGATACTGATATTGCGCAGTTAAATGTGACAGGGACTGAAGTAGATTCACTCATTGATGATCAGAGCAGCAACAGCAGCGCAATTGCTGAAGTGGTAAAAGAAAAACTCAATCATGTTAATTTGCTTGATACAATGAAAGTAATTGTTTCAGAAGAGGGTGTAAAAGCATACATCACCAAAAAAATACTACAAATTCTCAACAATAAAATTCAACTGTATCTTAAAAAAATTGGCTTCAATTGCAGTTGCAGGTTCAATGAATATTTTGAAGAAGAGATTCACAATGATCGTGGCAAATTATGCTCATACTTTAATTTTTCTGGCGCTGAGCGCAAAAGCATAGATTTAGCGTGCTTGTTTGCATTCATTGATATTCGTAAAATGCAAGGCAATGTATCTTACAACATCATGTTTTATGATGAACTGTTTGATTCTAGCTTGGATGAAAAAGGCGTTGAATTAGCATATCAAATCATTGCAGAAAGAGCCAAGCACAACAATGAATGTGCATACATAATTACTCATCGCAAAAGCAGCAATTTCTTTGCAACCAGCAAAGTAATTCAGTTAGTCAAGGAAAATGGCATAACTAAGCGGGTTGAATAATTTGCAGCAATTCATATATAAATGCATGTTTAATAATTCGCCTTTCAAAACTCCATTCAAAACTCCTTTTGCTGCGCAGCAAATGCCTGTTGCTCCAATGCCTGTTGCAGCACCACAACAAGGTGAAGTGCCGCGGGTTTTGCAATATGCTGCTGATATGTCAGGTTGTGGTTTTTGGCGAATGATGTGGCCAGAGCATTTTCTAAATGCAAAGCAAAAAATAATTAGTACTACTACAACTATTATGAATAATAGTGAGGCATTTTATGCCCCACTCAAGGCTGTTAGAATTCAGCGACAAGCAACTGGCCCGCAGCTTGAGTTTGTCAAATACATGAAACAGCTGCAGGCAAAATATGGATTCAGACTAATTTATGAAATTGATGATGTTGTATTTCATGAAGATATTCCAGATTATAACAAATTTAAATTTGCCTTTGAATCAGAAGAAATACGCAACAACATTTTACAGATCATGTCTCTGTGTGATGAAATTACTGTCACCAATGAATACATGAGAGATTATTTTAGACGCAAAACTGGCAAAAGAGAAATTACCACCATTCCAAACTTTGTACCAAAGTGGTGGATGGGTCAATACTTCAACCCGCAAAGAAACTACGACTTGTTGCTTAAGCACAAGAAAAAACCACGCATTCTCTATGCAGGATCTGGTGCACATTTTGATGTTGAAAACAAAGTACAGGGCAGGGATGACTTTGAAGACATTGTAAACCACATCATTGCAACTCGTCACAAGTATACATGGATATTCATGGGTGCTGCACCTCTATCTCTTGTGCCATACATCAAGACAGGTGAAATTGAATTTCATCCATGGCAAGACTTGTATGATTATCCGCAAAAAATTTATGATTTAGAAGTTCAAATGCTTGTTGCACCTTTGCAGGACAATGAGTTTAATCGCTGCAAGAGTGACATTAAATTCATTGAAGCATGCTGCTATGGATTGCCCATTGCATGCCAAGATATTGTTACATACAAAGATGCACTGCTAAAGTTTAAAACAGGTGATGAGATGATGCAGCTCATTGAAGATACTCTCAAACGCACAAATACATACAAGGATAGATCATACACCTATAGAAAAGTTGCTGACAAGAGATTCCTTGAATTGCCTGAGAATTATGACTGCTATGTTGAGCTATTTACAACTCCATATGGCAGCAATGAACGAAAAAATATTAGTAGATTCAATACAAATATTTGATTATGCTTTCTGATACATTATACTAAATGTATGATAGGTTATAGAAATGCGGTTTATGTTCCACAGGATGAGTGTGTAAAGGTATACTCATGGGATGAGAATGGCAATAGAATGTCATTCATGAGTTCTTACCAACCATATTTGATGATTGAAGATGCAGGTGGAAAAGACGTAAGTATTTTTAACACCAAGCTGCGCAAGCGTACATTCAAAACACAATTTGATCGCAGTAGATTTGTAAAAGAATGTGGCAGTAAAAGATTGTTTGAGAACATTAATCCGGTGCAGCAGCATCTCATTGATATGTTTTGGCAACACAATCAAGATGAGGATTTTGCCAAATTTCCTATTCGAGTTGTTACAATTGACATTGAGGTGTATTCACCAGATGAATTTCCTGCAGCTGAGTATGCCAAGCATCCCATCAACATCATCACTATTCATGATAGTTTAACCAATCAGTTTTTCTCTTGGGGTACAACCAATTACAAACACAACAGAGATGATCTAAAATTTGTTTACTGTGACAGCGAGCGCAAGTTGCTAGTAAATTTTATAGAGTTTTTTAGTAGCTTAGAGTGTGATTTGCTGACTGGTTGGAATAGCGCGGGATTCGATATTCCATATATCATTAATAGAATCAACAATGTTTTGAGTGAAGAGTATTCATCAAAACTTTCACCTGTTGGTAGAGTATATTGCAGACAGCTCAACAGCGGCATATTTGGCAAACCGCAGATACGCTGGTATATTGATGGTGTTTCGTGTGTAGATTACATTGACATTTACAAGCGTTTTAGCTTTGTGAATCGTGAGAGTTACAAGCTGGATTACATTGCAGAGCTAGAACTGGGTGAGAAGAAGGTTGACTATGGCAATACCAATCTTGCAAGTTTAGCAAAAGAAGATTGGCAATTGTTTGTAGATTATAACTTGCAGGACGTTGCACTGCTTGTTAAAATGGATAAAAAATTACAGTATGTTGCATTGTTGAGAATGTTGGCATACATGGGACTCACCACCATGGAAAATGCAATGAGCACATTGTCAACAATCACAGGAACTGCAGCCATCAGAGCTCGTCAAAGATCACAGTTTTTGCCCACATTTGTACGTGATGGAGAAGGTGATAAAAACCCTGGTGCATTTGTTGCTGAGCCCATGGAAGGCTTTCAAAGCAACGTTGTATCTTTTGATGCAAACTCACTGTATCCCAACATCATGATTAGTCTCAATTTGTCGCCTGAAACCAAGGTGGGCAACATTATTGATGCAGATGATAAAAGCGTAACAATAAAACACATCAACGGGCAAGTGTTTAATCTGCCTTTGGCTAAGTTTGCACAATTTGTTAATCAAGAGAAAATTGCAGTCACCAAAGCCAAAGTTTTGTTTAGCCAAAAAGCCAAAGGCATTTTGCCAGAGATTGTAGATGAGTATTACAGAGAGCGTGTTGCAGTTCGCAAAGAAATGATGAAGCTCAAAAAAGAATTAAAGGATATTGATGATCAGTTAAAAAAGTGTTAGTAGTTGCAAATATTCTTCTTCAGTGGGTTTTCTTTTTACAGCATTTAAAACAACAATATTCTTCTTACATTTTCGCATGTTTATTGGAGTGTTAAAATCGGTTAAGCGAATTCTATCCATAATGCCATCTTTCGCGTAATTATATTTTTTTATCCACTCTATAAGAAATTTGGATTGCTCATGCCCTGTATCACAATCAAGCAGGGTAACATAATATTGCGCTTTCTTATAAGATGCATTAGAGCATTTCTTGCTTGTTATTTCTATATCATCACGTGTCCTAGCATAGTAAGAGCTACACCAAGCGTGATATCGATTTGACTCTTTAATCTGCTTATCTTCATCTGTTAAGTTGCTTATATATTGTTGAAATTTAATTCTACCCACTTCAACGCCAGCTGCTGTTCTATTTTGCTTACTTTTTTGACCATGCTCTTTGCGCTGTTCAGGCGTCATATTTAAAAAGTATTCTTTTGTTGTTTCACTGCGCTTTTTCTTTTGTTCATTTGTAAGTTTTATTCCAGGTATACCACCACCACCATCACAAAAATTATAAAGCGGTCCTCTATTTAAATCCTGCCTGCCCACTAATTTTATTAATCTAATTTCCATAACAACCGATTCTTCAAATGTTAAATTATTAGCAATTGTATTAATTATAGGCTGTTGATTCAAACACTTCAAAAGCTCTACTAGATGTTTTAAATGCAAATTCGAAGATTTTATAAGGTGTTTAAATTTGCGTCTTTGCTGAACACAGCCGCGTCCGATGTATACTGGCTTATAATTAAATAATATATCATCATACCTATAATTACCTGGATATCTTGGATCTAGATATGCATAAACTTCAAATGTCTTGACCATATACTGTATTTATGGTTATAATGGTTGACTTTTATATTCTATGTATTAATCTATATAAATTTTATGGTGAACAAACAACAACTACAAGAGCGAGCACGCTATCTGAGAGACAAAATAACTCAACTAAATGCAAAGCAATTATGCATTAAGATTTTTATTAATTCTGTATACGGGTTGACTCTTAGCCCCTTGCTGTAAAAAGCAAGCAAATGCCTCTAATTGCTGGAAACTCTCACCGAGACAATCAGCAGCGAAGCGCATAATTTGCGAACGTTCAACGACTACTGCGCAAGCAGGTAGGTATAAGCATACCGAAACGGGGCACACTTTTAGTGATGATATAGTCTCATCTATACAGCGATGTATAGCAGCATAAAAAGCGTATTTTGTCTAGCGAGCAAAATAGAAGATAAATGACATGGGCAATAAAAATGCACCTCTTGGCGATGATGATATTGCATCATCTATTACATTGACAGGACAATACATCATTAAGACTGCTCGAGCACAAGCAAGAGAATATACTGCATCTATTTTAGGCAGTGATCATTTTCCTGACATTGCTGTTGCTGGTGATACTGATTCTGTTTACCTGTGCATTGACCCGCTGCTAAAAAAATACAATGAACCATTGCTAATTGACAACAAGGTCAACAGCAAGGTTCATGAAATTATAAACGGTCTCAATGATTATATAAACAATCAAATCAACATAAAGCTCAAAGATGAGTTAAACTCACTTGATCCAAGAATTGTTTTCAAGAGAGAGTCCATCATTGACAAAGGCTTGTTCCTGGAAAAGAAGCGATATGTTGCTCATGTTGTTGATGATGAAGGCATTGAATGCGATAAATGGAAATATGTGGGCGTGGAAGTAGTGAGAACTTCTATGCCAAAAGCCATCAAGCCATATGTCAAAAAAATTATTGAGACCATGCTTGAAACTCGAGATAGAGTCAAGACCAATGCAGTTGTTAACGAAGCATATGGTGTATTCAAAGAACTCAAGCCAGAAGAGGTAGCATATGTCATGGGCATCAAAGATCTTGACAAGCATGCAAGCAAAGCCAAAGAGTTTTCACTGCCCAAGGGTGCACCTGTGCATGTAAAGTCAGCACACAACTACAATGTATTGCTTAAAAAGCTTGACATTGCAGCAAAATACGAGACTATTCAGTCCGGTGATAAAATTAGATGGATGTATATTACTACGCCCAACAAATATGGAGTTGAAACCATTGCATTTAAATATTACTACCCAACTGAATTTAATGGCATATTCAAGCCTGCTTATGAAAAAATGTTTGAAAAGATTGTGTTTTCAGTTGTGGAGAGATTTTATACTGCAGTTAAGTGGCCTGCACACAAGCCAACGGAGCAAATGCATTCTGATTTATTTGATCTTTTTGGTTGAAAATGTATAACTGCAGTATAAATTTCCATATGAACGAACTCATTGTAATTGAAACAGCTAGTAAAACCATTGTTGGTGAACTCATCACCAGGACAGAAACAAGTGCACGTCTTAAAAATCCAGCAGCACTTTTTATTCAACCTTCTAATTCAGGACAGCTGTCAGTGCAGCTATTTCCTCTCTTCTTCGGTGAACTTATTGAAACTTCTGAACGCGAACAAGGCACCGTTTGGGATTTCAACACAGCTGGTTGTGGTGTGACCGAAGGTGTTAAGCTAGATTCAAAACTCATTGAACAGTACACAAGGATTTTTAATCCAAGCAAGATCATTACACCACCACATTCTGATAAAGTTATTAAACTTTTTGATGATTAAACGTTAACATATAAACAAAGAGGAGCCGCTTTTGCGGCTCTTTTTTTTATCCATTTGTCAATTGATTTTTGACCGTTTTTGAATATATACTTGCATGACAAAAGACGTTCAAGATGCATTGGATAGCATTAATGAAATTAACCCATATGCTACTTATCTCAACAATGATACACTAAGCACTGTAAAGGAGTGGATTGACACTGGCTCATATGTGCTCAACAGTCTCATATCTGGCAGTTGTCATGGTGGCATCCCCAAGGGGCGAGTCACAATGATTGCAGGTGAATCCATGACTGGCAAGAGCCTATTTGTTCAAAAGATTTTGGCCAATGCACAAAAGAAAGGATTGTTTCCTGTTATCTTCGATACAGAATCAGCCATTGATCCAGAAGGTGCAACTAGATTAGGTCTTGACATTAGCAAAGTAAAATATGTACCATGCACAAGTATTGAGCAAACAAGAAATGCAGTGTTTAAGTTTCTCAATAGCATTAGGGAGAAAAAGCTTGAAGGCAAATTTATCATTGCCATTGACTCATTAGGCAACTTGCAGTCTGAACTGGAGCTTGCTCGCATGGACAAAGAGAGTACCAGCATTGACATGGGTACAAAAGCACGTGCCATCAAGTCTTTGTTGCAAACATGCACCAATCTTGGAGCAATTACCCAAACAACATTTGTAATAACCAACCACGTATATGACGATCCATCTGCAATGTATCCAAGCATTGAAAAGAACATGCCAGGCGGTAAAGCTGTGGCTTATCTACCATCAGTCACTATTCAGTTGGCTCGCAAGCCTTTGAAAGATGATGGTGAAAAAACAGTATCCAATAGCACTCTTGCTGTAGGTCAGAAAAGTTATGCAGGCATTATCATTCGCGCTCTCACGCGCAAAAATAGGTTTATCAAACAGTATCTTGAAGGTGAAATGTATTTGTCATTCGCTTCTGGACTTGATCGCTATTACGGTTTATTGGATCTTGCTGTTGGCATGGGCATTGTTGTGCAAAATGGTGCTACTTATGCTCTCGCTGATGGCACAAAGCTTGGATATGCAAAGACCTGGAGAAACGATGAACAGCTTTGGGAGAAAACAATAATTCCGCAACTGCAAGAGAAAATGAAAATTGAATGGGCATACGGCAACAATAATGAAACGATTCCAGAGGAGGGTGAAGAAAATGAGTAAAGTTACAGTAGAATACTATAGCGCTTCTTGGTGTGGTCCGTGTAAAATGTACAAACCAGTCTTTGAACAATTTGCATCTGCACACCCAAATATAGAGTTTAAGCAGATAATTTTAGATGAAGCAGAACCTAATGCACAAGCAAAAAGAGGTATTACATCTGTGCCAACAGTGGTCTTTCTGAAAAACGATGTAGAAGAGGCTCGACTCATTGGTGTAAAGTCAAAGAATGTTCTTGAACAAACACTCGAAGATGTTACATTTTAACATGAAGTCTAAAGTAGTAGTACCGGTCAGTGGTGGCGCAGATAGCGCAGTTTTGTTATATCAAGCTGCAAAGCGATTTGATGAAGTACATTGTTTAATCTTTGATTACAATCAAAGGCATAGTAGAGAAATTGAATGTGCTAAATATCTTTGCAATGATGCAAAGAAAATAAATGAAAATATTTTTTACAAAGTTGTTGATGTATCTTTTATTCGACAACTCGCACCTACATCATCATTAACTAATGATGCAATTGAAACTCCAGATGTTAGAAAAATTGCTGGCGAGGCACAGCCCAAGAGCTATGTGCCATTCCGCAATCTAATGTTCTTGAGCATTGCATTGTCTCATGCAGAAGCAGTTGGTGCCGTTGAAGTGTGGCACGGCGCTACAGCTGTGGATTCACTTGCAGGTTATTGGGATTCATCTGGAGAATTTATGCCATTGCTTAACAGTCTATGCGATCTCAACAGAGAGCATAGAATTGCAGTTATGACTCCACTCATCAACAGTGACAAATGTGCCATTGTTAAACAAGGTGTGGAACTGGGTGTGCCTTTTGAGCATACTTATACATGCTATTCAGGTGAAGAATTAGCTGATGCAACCTCAGCAAGCAGCAGCTTAAGAATCAAGGGATTTATTGATGCAGGTTATAAAGATCCTATAAAGTACAAACAACAAGCTTTTTTAGATAAAATCTATGCAGAAAAAAACTGCAAAGACATTAAACACAACTAATAATGTCTTAAAATCCAAAGCTATGCTTTGGGAAAGCGAGGGTGATTGTCCTCAATGCAGCAGCACACTAGAAACACTCTGGTTTATGGAATGCTGCGGCATAATTATGTGTGATGTCTGTCGAGAACACCACGGTGCAAAGTGGAGTTATTCTACAAGAACAAGCAATCAAAACGAATAACGTTCTTCAATGCGCTGCATGTGCTGTTTGCGAGCAATTCGCATTTGTTCTGCTAATATGCTTTGCTGCTTGGCATTGAGCTTGGTAGATTCATCCAAATCAAATGTAAATTCATCTTCTCCTTGAGGCTCTGCTTCTGGCTCAGCATCTGCAACAGGTGCAGCTTCAGGTGCTGCAGTTGCTGAAGCTTTGTAAAATGTGCTGTTGCCATTTTGCTCAACTTCAATTTGAGAAACATAATTTTTAAGCAAATTATTATCCAAAATATTGCTGCCAGTCTCAACACTTTTGAGAGCGTTTTTATGCTCTGCATCTTTAGGCACATCTTTCAATCTGATGTAAGTAATTTTATCTTGCTGCTGGCCCATGAAAGAAATGCTTTCATACATTGAACCATCTTCAGATTGATCAGCAAATTGAACGTTTACTGGAATTGATGCAATTTCTTGCTTAATATCTTGAGTTAGCTCCTGCTCTTGTTGAGCTACAGCTTCTGGCTCTGCATCTAATTCTACAGCAGGCTCAACACCTTGTGCATCATTTTGTTCAATTTGATCTTCAGCATCATCTGCAATGGCTCGAACTGCACGGCGCACAGCCAAATTAGTCAAGTCGAGGCCAAAATTATCTTGTGCAAATGTTACCCACTGATCAAGCCAATCATCTACATCATCAAAGCCTTTGTCTTGCAGCAATTCTTCTGTAACACCTCTCAAGATTTCTTTTACTTCTTTAGTAGCAATGACATTTTCTGCTATTTCAAGTGATTGTGCAAGAAATCTAGAAAACGCTAATTCAGCTTCTCTGTAAGAAGTTCCGCCTACTCTGCGCATTGCACCATATCGGCCTGTTGGGACTTGCTCACCAATTTTTCCTGCAAAATGTTTTTTTGCTTCCTTGCCAACACCCCAACCAGGAATGACACGTTCAATGTCTCCAATTTTTACTTTTTCCTCTATTATTTGATGGTTTGCCCAACCAGGTCTTTTTAAAATGCTGCTCATATGCTAATATTTATTAAAACTGTTGATTTAAAATGCATCTAATGTATATTTTAGCATGTGCTCAGTATTTGGTAGTTTCAGCAAAAATATGTATGATGTATTGATGGTTGCAAATGCAGATCGTGGCAACTTCGCCTACAGTCATTGCATTTACGGGAAAAATAATACACCTTTTCATATAAGCAAGTTTGAAAAAATTCCGACTCCTGATCAAGTAAAAGATTTAGATACCAATATATTTTATTGCGGCCATTATCAAGCTCCAACTAGTTCAGCTAGAAAGTGGAAACCAGAAACAAGTCATCCCTTTGAATTCGGTGATTGGATTGTGGCACACAATGGTGTGATAACCAATGTTGAAGAATTGCAGCAAAAATACGCTCCATCATCAGAAATAGTCGTTGATAGCAACATCATTCCAATGCTACTAACTCATTTTGAGAAAGATGCCTCTGATGCATATATACCCAATGAAACAGCGATAAAGCTAGCAATGGAAAAAATTTGTGGCACCTTTGCTGTATGGATCATTAACAAGAAAACAAAAAGGTGTTTTGTTACTCGCCAAGGCAGTACATTGTTTTTAAACAACAAAA